CACGAACACCCCCGAGGCCGAATAAACGATCAGCGACCCGGCGGGGATGGTCCCGACATCGACCACGCCACCCTTCAGCGTGTAGTCAATTCCACGGCGCAGGTAATGCACCATCTGCTGGTGAAAATTCCGCGCATTCGTTGCAACTACTCCTGTCGGCATGATCAGTCTCCTTAGTGCGCGACGGCAGTGGTCGAGATCGTCAAAGCACCGAAGTCGACGTTGTTGAACATGACCTTTTTGAGGCCCCAGATCATCCCGGCGCTCACGCCCAAGCGGTTTTTGTAGTCAAAGAGCTCCTCTACCCATTGGATCTCCTGGCCACCGTCGCCACCGTACGCAAAACACGCCGCCTGGGCGCCGCAGAACGCAGCCCGACGCACCGTCGGCTTATCCACCCCGGCATTGGTGATGCCGGTAGTCACCCGCTTGTCCATATGCAAAATGCACGAGTTGTACTCGCCCAGCGCGCCGGTGTAGATCGGGTTTTTGCTCTCGTTACCGCCCATCAGAGCTGCTTTTTGAATATCTAACCACTGGCCGACATTGGTATTGGTACGCAGGTCATAGACTTGATAGGGGTGTAAGAAACAGACCCATTTTTTCTCACCACCGATCATCAGCGGGCGGATGGTCGGGTTCAGCGTCGACGCCCGCTCGACCGCGACGTCGATCAGCTTCAGGGTGAAGATGTCGCCCACCGCGAGCGTAGTGTCGTCAGTGATCGAAGTGCCGGCCCAGATCCGCCGACTGACATCGGGCGCGATCGCCGGCTGCAGCCCGGTGAAGCGCACGTCGGTCTGCAAGGTGTAACCGCACACTTGGTTAAAAAATGCAGTGTCAATGCGGTCGCTCCACCAGTCCTGGAGGCCCATCTTGTTTTCGTTGCGGATGCTGAAGGTGACCCTCTGCTCGGACATCTTCCCGGCCGAGCGTGTGGCGTGCCGCAATTGGTCGATCAGGATCGCGTCGCTGTACGTCGTGAGCGCCTCCTCGTTGCCCTCGAGCGTCCCGTCGCCGAGCACGCCCGGCTGGGTCAGCTGCATGCGCAGGCCGAGCGTGATGCGATCGCCGGCGCCCTTGGACAGCTCGTCGCGGATCTGGATCAGGCTCGAGCTCGTAGTGCCCATGAATTTATCCGCTTTCGTCTCTTTCAACGCGTCCACGAATAACTTCTTGGCCCAGGCCTTTACGGTCAACGGGTCGTTGACCAGATAGCTGGTATCTGCCATTTCATTTGCTCCAAAGTGGTTGAGAAAAAGTTCCCATCACTCGCGCTGGATGGAAGCGATCTCTCACCCTTGCGTCGGTGAGCAAACGATCGGGGTTTGCGGCACCCCAGGCCGATCTTCCTACTTTATTTCTAGGCGATGTCCAAAACCTCTTCGGACCCGCGCCTATTGTTCAGCCGCCCATGGCGGCCTTGAAGTCCTCGTCGCTGATGCGCGCCAGCTGCATCGGGGTCATATTGGCGATCTGGCGCACGGTCAGCTTACCGCGCGCCGCGCCGCCCCCGGAGGGCTTTGTCGCGCGCTGGCCGTGCTCGTGCATCGCCTCCGCGTCCAGCGGCTGATAGCCCATCGCCTGCGCCATCGCGTAGGCCATCTGCGCCGGGTCCTGTCCGCGTTGCACCCACTGCAGCGCCAGGTTGCGCGAGTCGTTGCCGGCAATGCCGCGCGCATCCTCGGGATCCCAACCAGCCGCGGTGAGCTCCTTGGTGCGCCGGTTCACGGCATAGGTCAGCGCCTCCTGGTAGTCGGGGTGCTCCTGCCGGAACTGGGCCTCGCTGGCGGTCACCCGGTGCACGAACTGCTGCACCGCGGCCTGCTGGTTTGCCTGCTGTGCGTACTGCTGCTGCGCCGCCCACTGCGCCTGGTCGCGCTGGTACTGCTGCTGGCGCATGGCCTGCACCTCGGCCGCGGCCTGCTCCGACTTGCGCGCGACATAGGCCAGCGGGTCGACGTTCTTGTCCGGCTCCGGTTCGGCATACTGCGCGGCCAGCACCTGCTGCATGCGCTGCTGCGCGATCTGCCATTCCTGGTCGCGCTGGGCCTGGACCTGCATGAACTGCTGCAGCTGCGCGTCGCGCTGCTTGGCCTCCGCCTCCATCTGCCGGCGCTCCGCCCGTAAGCGGGTCACCGCCCCGATCAGTACTTTCGGGTCATCGTGCTGCTTTTCCCCGCTCTCGCGGTCATCTTCCTGCGTTGCCGCCCCCGAGCTTGGCTCGGTCGTCTGCACTTCCGGTGAAGTTGCCTTCACCTCCTCTGCTGTGGGCGGGTTGGCCGCCGCCACGGTCTCACTGAACATGTTGCCTCCTTACGCTCACTGCACGGTCGGCGCCAGTGGTGCGGCCTGCATGCGCTGCACCTCGTGCGCCGACTTCATCATCTCCACGCCCTGCTTCTGCTGCTCGCCCTGCACTTTCAGCGTCTGCAGCTCCATCGCCATCCGGTGCTCTTCGGCCTTCCACTGCGACTGCTGCTGGGCCATTTGCAGGTCCAGCTGCTTCAGCTGCATCTCCATCTGCTTCATCTGCGCCTGGGTCTGCAGCGCCTGCTGTTGCGCCTGCAGCTCGAGCTGCTTCAGCTGGATGTCGGCGCCGGCCTTGGTCTGCGCGGTTTGCGCCTTGGCCTGCTCGGCCTGGGCCACCGCCTGCGCCATCTGCACCTGCGGGTCGCCCTGCTGCGACTTGGCCTGCTTGGCCGCGGCAATTTGCTTCTTCCAGCTCTCCGCGAGCCCGGCCGGCAACGGCGCATAGTCGAGCGCCTCCTCCGGCACCGGGCCGCCGGCTTGCATCACCATCGGGGCGATCTTCATCAGCGCCAGGAAGGTCTTTTCCTTCATGTCCCTGGCGGTCGGGGCGACGTCGACCACCACGTCGTACTCGAGCACCCCGCGCTGGATCAGCAACGGTTCGTATTTCTCACCCAGCGGGCCGGCGACGCGCACCAGGCGCCCATCGGCCATGTACTCGATCAGGAAATGCGCCAACAGCCGGCCCTGGGCCTTTCTATAGTGGCGCAAGGCATCGAACAGCGTCGCCACATTGCCCATGCCGGCATTGGTGCGCGCCTCCTCGACGATGCCGGGCTGCATTTTGTCGGCCAGCCCGACCATCTCCAGCGGCACCCCGCTGGCGTCGCGAATGGAGCTCACCGAGAAGGTCAATAGCTCGTCGATCGACTTCGGGTACTGCGGGATAGGCTTGGGCTGGATCTTGGCGCCCGACAGCGCGCCGGCATTGACCAACGTCACCCCATCGGTCTTGGCCCAATTCTTCTCCAGCTCGCGGATGTCGTTGACCGCGCCCTCTTCGATCAATATCCCGCCCTTGGCGTTGGTATTGATCATGTGCAGGAGCTGGCTGAGCATCTTATTGGCGTAGCGCTGGGGGTCTTCCATCACCGCTACGGCGCCGTAGAAGGTGCCTTTCAGGTGATCTCGGTAGCCGGTGATCGCCTGGTAGATGAATTCGTACTGACACGGCGCGTCGGACACCTCGAGCAGCTGCTTGCCGAGCAAAAAGGCCTGCTTGTACACCGCTTTCGTGCGCCGCTTGCCTTTCAGCGGGGGCAGGCCCATCTGCAGCGTCCGCTCCTGCGCCAGCTGATAGTCCTCCTCGCTCATTTCGATCTCGGGCGGCTTTTTCGGCCGCGGCGGGGGCATCGGCATCCCGCCTGGGGGCATCCCGATCGGCGGCATGCCGGGTGGCGGAGCCGCATTCGGTTGCATTGGCGGACGCATTCCGGGACCGGGGGGCGGCATTGCGGGACCCGCGCCTGGCGGGCCTCCTGGGCCCATTGCGGGAGCTCCAGGAGGCATTGGCGGCATGCCGGGAGGACGCATTCCTGCCGCATTCGGCGGCTGCATTCCCGGCATTGGCGGCCCCATCGGGTTGGGCTGACCCATCGGTGGCGGCGGCATCCCTGGTGGCGGGCCCGCCGGCATGCCACCGGCTGCGCCCGGGGGCATAGGCGGTCTCGGCATGCCAGGCGGCCCATTGGGCGCTCCAGGGGGCGGCATTCCCGGCATTCCTCCCCCAAGTTGGGGGAGAGGGGGAGGCGTTGGGGGAGGAGGCTGCTTGACCATCCACACCGTGACCCGCTCGCGCCAGCAGTGATGCACGACGCAGCGCGTGCCGTCCGGGGCGTCATCGGTGGCGGTCTTTTCATACCAAGGCGCGCGGCTAGCGTCGTGCGGGGTGGTATCCGGCAGTCGCTCCTGGCCGCCGACCAACTCCGCCTCCGGCCAACGGCTGAGAATGGTCTCATCGTCGAGCCAGTCGTCGCACTGCACCCACTGCATATCGCTCAAGTTGCGCTTGACCGCGGCCGGATCGTAGTGGAACGCGAACGGATCCCGGCGCGGCACCTCAACCATGCCCTCCGGGTTGCACTCGTAGTCCATCTTGGTTTCGGTCCAGCCGTAACCGCAGATCACGGTGTCGCGGAAGGCGTCGCTTTCCTCGTCTTCCGCGTCGCATTGGTCCCTGGCCCACTTGGCGCCCTCAGTCAGCAGGTCGTTGACCCCACTGTCATCGATCGTCCGCGGCTTGTACTGCACTTCCTGGCGGTTGTTGCTCTCGGATCCGCAGATGGCGTTGACCATCACCGCAATTCTGTTGAAGCTCACGCACGGCTTGCGCATGTCTTTGTGCGCCGCCTCGTCCTCGGCCGTCCACTGCTTGCCGGCCACCATGTCGTACCAGATCTCAGCCTTCTTGCGCCACTCGGCAAGGTGCGTCTCCGAGCGCTTGCGCTTCTCGAGAATGTCGTCGACCAGCTCTTCGTCGCTGTTGTCGACCGGGTCGGTGGGCTGCTCTGAATACATGTCAGTTACCTCGCGCTATCTCCGCTCGGCTCATCTCGGACACCGTCTGGTCGGCCGCCATGCGCTCGGTCAGGCTCACCTCCTCGCGCAGCGCCAGCCGGCGCAGCATCTCCTCGTAGTGCAGCTCGGCCAGCTTCCAGGCACGCTCGAGCAGCACCTCGATCGGCATCTCGGCGTTCTGCGACGAGGCCACCAATAGCCTTTCCGCCAGCTGCGAGCAGAATTCGCGCTTGGCCCTGCGGATCGCGCGATCGCTGACGCTGGTATCGATCAGGCTGGCCTCACCATTGAACCGGTTGCGCGCCTCGCCCATCATCGCCCCTTCGCTTTCGCCTTCTCTTCCTTCGCCGCCTTCGCCGCCGCCTTCTCCGCCTCGGCGCGGTTGATCAGCAACAGGTCCAGCGCGCTGTCCAGGTCCTCGCCATCCAGCGACCAGCGGCCGTCGCGACTGGTGTCGCAGCGGACATAGAGTTGCTCGTTGATCGACCCGTCGCCGTTCCTGACCTGGTCGCGCAGGTAGCGATACCGTTTCGAGTCCTGCATCTGGTCCTCGACCCCGCCACCCGCCTCGTCCTTCGCGTACCGCTTCTCAGCGTCCTGCTCGTCCTGGATCACTTCCCGCTTGGTCGCCATCGTCATCTCCCGTACCTGGTTGCCCGTCTGTGCTTCAACACCGCATCGTCCATCCGCAGCGCATACCGCCCACCACGCGGCTGGCTATCGTCTGCATTGAGGATGTACACATACTCCTCGCTGAACACCTTGCCGTCCAGGTCAGTGGCCGTCAGGTGCACCGTGTCCATGTTCACTACCGCCGTCACCGTCGCCGCCATCGGCGTCCCCTCCGCCGGCACCCGGATCGACTCACCCAGCGAGTCGTACACCGGCTGGCCGTTACTCCGGTGGAAGAATTGCAACGGGTCGCCCACGTTCACTTCTTCCACGCCTCCGCCACCGCCTGCTCCAGCACCGTGATCTTCGCCAGCGCCACGTCAGTGTCGGTGCGGATATGCTCCAGCTTCACCCCCAGCGCATCGAGGTTGCGCTGCATGGCATCTATCCTCTGCACCGTCCGCAGCAGCGCCGCGTCGCGCCCCTGCGCCTCGACCTCGTCCCGGTTGTCTATCGTCATTTCTCCACCTTCGCCGCGAAGGCATCGAACCGCTGCCGCAGCGCGTCCACGTCGTGCCAGATGCGCGATAGCCGAGAGTCATGCTCGACCTGCACCGACTTCATCACCACCATCTGCTGCTCCAACTCCCGCAGCCCAGGACCCACCGGTTGTTCTTCCACCTCTGTCCGCTTTGCTGTCATGCCTTCTCCATCTTCCGCAAGGTCTCGCCACTACGCACCCGCGCCTTGATCTCCACCGGCTTGCCCTTCACCATCTCGACCTGCTTCTGCGCCCAGCGGTGCGGCTGATAGCCCCAATGCTCGACGTGGCAGAGCTTGCAGACCGGGGCTTTCATACCATCCCCACCGTCGCCGCGGCCATCTGCTGCACCCGCTTCTCCAGTTCGATCACCCGCGCGAGCAGCTCGGCCACCATTCCAGGATCGGTCGCCAGCAGCGTCAGCCGCCGCGACTCCTCGTCGGTATAGCGGTGCCCTGCCCCCGGCCAGTGCCGCATCCGGCACACCGCGCACAGCGGCACCTCCGGGGCCACCGGTTCCTTCGCCAGCACCAGGCCCTCGGCTTGCAGCGCGTCTTTGATCTCGTTCAGCGCCTTGCGCCCCAGGTTGGGGGTCAGCAGCAACCTGCGCTCAGTCCACGTCACCAGGGCGGCAACCGTCGTGATCCCCTCGGACACCAGGCAGTTCACCGTGCGCGTCTGCAACCCAAGCTCACGCACCGAGTCAAGCTCACCCAGCCCCGTGCGGTGCGCCATCTCAAAGCGCACCCCGTTGCTGGCCTCGAAAAACTCAGGGGTGCTATGGCCCAACTTCCCGGCCCTCACCGCGGCCTCATACTCCACCAGCGCAGGCAGGTAGGCAGCGTCGAACAGCACACCCTCCTCCACGTCCTGGCGGACCACGATCGTCAGCGTCCGGCGCACGGTCCTCATGCCGCCCACGCGCTGGTCTCGGCCACCCGCTTGTAGCGGTCAGGCTTGGTCGAGCTCGACTCGCGCGGCCATACCAACTCGAGTTCGGGCTCGGCGATGCGCGACAGCGCGTCCATCATGTCGTCGTGCAGGCCGACAGGAAAGCTCGCGTACTCCTGCTCGATGAAGTCCTGCACCAGGTCGCGCACGACGTGCTCGTAGTCGCCGTAGTTATGGGTGATCGGCAGGTAGAAGCGGCCCTGCTCGAACAGCGGCAGCAGCCGGCGCACGCGATCGTTCTTCGGCGCCCGGCCGGCCACCGGGGTGATATCGAACCGGTAATTCTCCGCCTCCTGGCAGGCCTTGATATGGGCGATGTCGGCCATCAGCCCGTACGACTCGTAGCGGACCTCCATTGGGCGCCACTTGCGGTGCAGGCGCATGATCGCCGCGGCGCGCTCGGTCAGGTTCAACCTGTCCCTAATGATGTCCAGCGCGTAGTAGTTGCGATCGGCGGCCAGCCCGATGACCCAGATGCTGGTGTAGTCAGAGCTCCGGCGCTTGCTGTTCGCCGCGTCGCAGAGTAGGTACTTGTTCATCCCCTCGCCCGAGCGGTTCTCGAAGTGCTTGAGCCACTCGCGGCGGAATGACTGCGTCGCGTCGTGGAGCGGGTCCTGCATAATTTGGCAAGCGAAGGTGTACGGGCCCAGGTCTTTGCGCTTCTCCTTGAGCTGCTCCACGGTCCAGATCGCCGGCACGCCGTCCAGGGTGCCGTCGTCGGTGGCCAGCCGCACGCGCTGGGTGGCGGTGCCGCGCTGCAGGATGGTCTGGTAACTGTCCGCGGCGTGGTACCTGGTGCCCACGAACCGCCGGCGACCGTGCTCGGTGCCCAGGTTGTACGACAGCTCGAGCATCTCGGTCGTTTTCTGCATCATCTCCGGCGAGGTGACCGAGCTCTGGGTCACGACGTCGTCGTAGACCATGATGGAGTAGTGTTTGCCGGTCGGCTGGCCGTCGACCAGGCCGTGCGCCTCGAGCGTGCTCTCCTTCGGGTTGCCGCGGCGCCTGAGCACTAGCCCATCGTCCTCGCTCCACTTCGGCGCCTGGCGCGCGGGGTCGGCCCAGATGATGTCCGGGAACAGACCGCGCAGGCAGGCGTTGGTCTCGAGCTCGCGCTTGATCTGGCGCAAGAAACCCTTGGCGATCGGGCGCGTATGCGAGAACAGCCCGACCGTTAGCTCAGGATCGTTCAGGATGTCCTGGATGGTCAGCGCCAGGGTGATGATCGAGCTCTTGTAGTGGCCTCTGCTCCACAGGTCCAGGCGATCGTTCGGATCCGCCTGCACTTCCCGACATCTGTCCAGGATCCACTGATGCTCCGCATCCGGTCGGTTCAGCGCGTACCGTAGCAGGTAGTACAGGTCGTGCAGACACAGATACCTGATGGCCTGGGCCTGCTCGGCCGAGGATAGCGCCAGCAAGGAACGCTGCAGCGTCGAATACTGCTCCAGGGTGGTTGCTAGCGGGCTCACTGGTAGCGCCCCTTGCTATCACGTTGCCGACTTCGGCGATCAGTCGTAGGTACGCGTGCGGATCCTTCTCGGCTAGCTTGCGGAAGCTCTTCGCGCCCGCCTTGCGCCAGTCCGCTAGCGCATCGTTCAGGAAGTCCGTCTCTATGTGCTGGCGCGCACCGATCGGTCTGCCGGCTGGGTTGCCCGACTGGCCCGGTTTCCACTGGGTGGCTTCCACTGCTGGGTTGCCCGCCCTGCTCATGGCGTGTTTCTTCAGGCCGACCCGCTCCGCGCTCACGCTCGAGTTGCTCCTGTTCCGCGGTGATCCAGAGCAGCATGTCGACTGGGATGCAAGCTGTTGAATACATTCACGTTACTGCTCGAGGTTGTGGACGTAGAGCTGTGGGCATTCGTGATCTGGATCCGGGTGGCACCAGCAGGCTGGGTTGAGCTCATGCTCGCGGCCCTGGAGCGGGACGATATGCACCTCATCGGGGTCGTCGAGTTCGTAGGCGATGTCAAGCGGTTTCGAGGGTGACGTGATCACGATCACCATACCTAGTGGTTTCCAGGGTTGTACTCCACTCGGGCTGGTGCTGCAAGGGGTTGTGAGGAAATGCCGCGGGAGTTTCCTCACACGCCTGCGATATTCCACTGAGTGTAGAAATGTGTATATGAATATAGCTAATGACCAGTAGACAGGGAGGGGACATACACCGATACTACACACATACCAACGCACCACGAAGGAGAAACGAAATGATCGACCGTAGCAAAGTAGCCCAGGCCCTCGCCAAAGCGATCGCCTACAAGCTGTGCGGCAAGCATGAGCAAGCCGCCGAATGGGGCCGCACCCTGGTCCGCCTGCTCGAACTCGCCTCAATTCTCAAGGAGCAATGAAATGAAACTGACTCACGCCACTCTTGCAGCCGAAGTCCAAAGACTGTTCGCCCTCGATCCCAACCACCCTCTCGCCCTGCTGGGGGATGCCGCGCTGTCGTACAACAGCACCGCCTCGCACAACGCCATTTGCGTCCGCGCCGCACTCGATGCCATTTTGCAGGAAGCAAGCCATACCCATTGGGAGGACGTGGAGTATGGCGGGGGGGTCATCGCCCATCGCAGAGCAAAGCTATGAGCCAGACCCTGTTCCGCGATCTGCAGGTCGGCGATAGCTTCGACTTCATCGGCCAGGTGCGGCGCTTCGGTTCGTTCTACGAGCGCTGCACCAAGGTCGCCCCCCGCACCTATACCTGGTTTCACCCGGAGCGGCATGGCGTCATCCGCAGCCGCGTCGGGAGCATCAACTGCAAGGTCTATCACGTCGAGAGGAAAGCATGAGCAACGAGAAGTACACCATCCTGGTCGAGATCGACAACAGCAACCAGCTGATCAAATTACTGGACGCCGAGATCGATAAGCTGCGTGCGCAGCTGCAACTCGCCGACGCACAACGCGAGCGGCATCTACTCAAGCGCGATGCGGCCCGTCGCCAACTCAAACTGCTGGAGGAAGCATGAGTGACTTTCTGGTACGCGACGAGGGCAGCATCTACCTGCTGACCCCCAAGACCCCAGCCGCAGTGGAGTGGGTCAGGGCCAATTTGCCCGAGGACCGCCTGCGTTGGGCTGGGGCCACCATCATCGAACACCGCTACGTCAGCGATGTCATCACCGGCATCGGCCAGGCCGGCTTACAAGTGGAGCTCGCATGACTACCAAATTCAAAGGCGAATGCACCGCCGAGAACGCAGCACGCGTGCGTGACTGGATCCACAACCGCGGCGGCGTCGTCGCCTGGCAGTCACTCGACCTCAGCCAGCCGGCGTGCTGCGTTCTCGGCCCCAGGTTCGATGACGACGGCACCGAGCTCGGCTCGCCCGGGTGGCGCTACGGCCATCCAACGCTCATCACCAACGAGTCCGACATCGGGGTCCATACCGACATCCCGTACGCCACGGTGCCGATCAAGCTGGTGCGCAAAGGCATGCGCCTAGTGCTGTCCAAGGCCTCTGCGCGTGAACTCGACCGCGTATGCGAGCGCTGCCACGACCAACACGGCGATGCGCGCTACGCGCAGAAGACCTACGACCCGCTCGAGGCCCTGCTCGATCCCGAGCCGGCCATGCTGGTCAGCTACTCGACCGGCATCGTCCCTCTCTCAGAATGGAGCAAACATGGTCCGCACTAATATCTTCTTGACCGCGCCACAGCTGGCCGCGCTGCAGACGCTGGCCCACTCTAGCGGGTTATCTGTCGCCGAGCTTGTTCGGAGGGCGATCGATCTGTACCTGACCCCGCAACAGATCCACTAGGCCGCAGCAGCGCTGCTACCTCGCGCTGCTGCTCCCAGGCATGCACCTGCTGCAGCATCACCCCGATCGCGGCATGCACCCGGTCGATACCTGGGTGCCACTGGCCGCAGAGCGGACAGAGCACCATCACTTCGCCTTGTGCTTGCCGGTCACCGGGGCCGTTTTGGGGCGCCTGGTGGCGTTGAAGATCTTCGCCGCAGCAGTCTTCGCCGCGGCCGGCTTCAGGCCCTCCTGGCGCAGCTTGTTGCGAATGGCAAGGTATCTGGCTGGCATGGATCAGTCCTTCGGGAAGTAAGAGATACGGTCGGCCAGCGCCCTGCTGTACATCGACATCGCCAGCTCCTGCCCACCCAGCAATTCGAGTTCCCTTGCCGGCACCACGATGTTGGCCAGCGCCGCCTTGCGGAATGCGCGCAGCGCCTTGAGCCTCTCGTCGAGCTGCGCCTTTTCCTCGATCACCCGCTGCTGGTAGGTTTCCATGTCAGTACCTCATGGGCACGCCAATGTCGAGCAGGATGTTGCCGTTCGCACCACCCAGTGGCCGGTCGCCGTTGGTAATGATGATGTCGAGCGTATCGTCGTACTTCATGCTCACCGTCGAGGGTGACCCCGGTGTCGGATAGTTGACCAGGCTGGCCCCCGGCGCGTTCTCGGTGTGCGGCCCGAATTTGGCGACGCCGTTGTTGTTGAGCGTGAACGTCCTTGGCATCACCGCAGAACCGGGCTGCTCGACCACCCGCACAAAACCGGTCTTGGCCGGGTCCATCGCGTCCTTCCACACCAGGCGATGGGTTTTGGTCTCGTTGTAGCCGAGGGTGACGTGCAGGGTAACCTGGCCCGAGGCAGGCCAGGGCACGATGATCGGCACCGTCGGGGTGGCGTAGTCACCCCCGCCAGTGGGCGGTGGCGGGTCGGTGCCGCCGTCGCCGGGGTCGGGTGGTGGGGTAGTGCCACCGGCCGGTCCCTGCGGCCCTGCAGGCCCTTGTGGTCCCTGCGGTCCAGCCACCCCTTGCGGTCCCTGGGCGCCGGCTGGGCCAGTAGCACCCTGCGGCCCTGCGGGACCGGGTACACCCTGCGGACCAGGAGGGCCGGCCGGACCCGGCGTACCGCCGCCCGATGGCGGTGGCGCACCGTCGTCGGTGATCGTGATCTGCGTCGCCGTCAGTACCTCCACCCCGCCCACGTAGACTTTCATCGCAACCCCCTTCGCCTGCGTTCGGTCCAGAACCGGCGCATGTACTCGCGCCGTCTTGCTCGAGCTCGAAAACTTTCCCAGATCGCCAGCAGTACGAAATATACGCACACCAGCAGGATCATCACAAGCCAGGACAGGATATCGGTCGGGTCCATCAGCGCAAGCGTCCCAGGTGCCTCTGCACCGCTGCTAGGGCCTCTTCCAGCGACATCACCACCGCGATCGGCCCGTTCCAGCTTTGCAGGAAGGTCTCCTGGTCCGGGGTCAGCTCGCGCCGGCTGGGCGACTTGTCACCATCCTTGATCTCCAGCAGCAGGTTCATGCCCCACACCCCGCCGCGGCCCACCAGCAGGTCAGGACAACCCTGGCCGATGGGGGCCAGGCTCAACACCGTGCAGCCAGTCTGGCGCAATGCCGCGGCGATCGCAGCATGGTTGGCGTCGACCTTGGCCGCCCTGCGCATCAATGCCGCTTGAGCGGGTTGCGCTCGGCCTTCTGCAGGAACAGGTTACCGGTACCGAGCGGACCACCGCACTTCCAGTCGCACTTGACCTGGACCTTCTTCTTGCAGAACACCAGGATATCGGTGCCCAGGATCTGCACGTTGTGGCGATCGTCCTCGGTGGCGTCAAACCAGATCGGAAAGCGCCCGAGCTTCATCGTCTGCAACACGCACTGGACGGCCAGCGCGCCCTTCTCGGTAGTGGTCATGCCGGGATCGAAGTCGCCCCAGCGCGGCCAGGAAACGAACGGCAGCCGGCGCAGGTCGGCGATCCACTCCGGCTTGACCAACCAACCCTCGGCGGTCCTGCCCTTCACCCCAGGCTGGCCGGCGTCGACCAGCGGTACCTGGCGCAGCGCCGCGGCGGCAATGCCATTCTTGGTCAGGAACACATAGACCGCGCGGTTCACCACCGACACGTGAGCTCGAATATCGCTGTGCTCGGTATGGATGCCGTACTCGAACAGCTCGAGGTTAGTACCGTCCATCACCGGTAGCGCATCGCAGCGGCCAGCCCGGACTTGGTCGTGCGGTGCTCGCTGCGCTCGCGGCTGATGCGCTTCTTGTGCGGCATGTCGCGTTTGAGCAACACCACCCCCTCGAGACAGCAGTTGGCCAGCGTCGCCGGCTGCCCGGCGCTGTACCCGGCGCACCGCGCGCAACTCTGGCGGTGGGTAGCGAAGTCAGCGTCCAGCGCCAGCCCGGTCGCGCTCTGAAAGTTTTTCACGGGCAACCCCCTTATCTATGAATACTAAGGTTTTAAAGTCAAAGTCAAAAGCAACTTCTTTTATATAGATCAAAGTCAAAACCACGTGCGTTTCGCTGGAGGGAGCAGCCGGAACCATCCCACCGGAATGGGACAATTCGCACTTATCCACAGGCTGCTGCTTCGCCGTCGGTCGCGTGCCGGGCTAGCCTTTCGTTGCACGGGTGCTAGCTTCACCGCCCGTATGTGTGGTGCTTCCGCAACTGTCCGACCAGTACCACTTCTCACCTGGGGCCCCTGTCGCTGTGTAGTCCCGAGCCCCGGGCCAGTCTCTCCATCGCCATAGGAAAAGGCCCTGTGGTCGAGGGACGGATGGCATCAGCTTACGCAACAAAGCCGCCGGTATTACCCGGTCCACCCCTCTACCAGAGGGCCTTCGTTGCGTGTCGCCGATGCCACTCGACGTGGAATAGCTTACATCTGGGAAAATGGGAAGTAAAGGAAAACTACTTGCCCAACTACTTTTCCGGGTAGCCCAGCATTCTGCGTTGGTGCTGCGCCGAGCTCAGCTTCGGCCGCGGGTTGGCCCTTGCCTTCTGCCGATCGCCCAGATAGGCGTCGAAGTGGGCGAAGAGGATCTCCAGCAGCTCGAGCAGCCACAGCGCAAGACAGAATACAAAAATGAGTGAGACCAATAAATGAAGCATGCTTTCCTTCCCTCCCTCATCGGGAATTCTCAGGCCTGGCTATTCCCTTTCCGGGAATTCTCAGGCCTGGCTTGTACCTCTCCGCCGGTCCGATATAGGTCAGCGTCTCGTCCGGCGCCTTGCTTGCCGCCAGCCGGATGATCACCTCACCCTCACCCAGGATCACCCACACCTCTCCATCCAGGTCGTAGACCATGACACCCTCCTAAAAACGGGGGTGGTCTACGGCTCCGTACACCACCCCCCAAACACCCGTGCAGTCGAAATGAATTAAGCACTGCCGGGATCGCCGCCATGCGGGGTCGGCGAATTCTTATTGCGTCGTTTCCTGCGGATCCCCAACGGGCCGAAGACATCCGGCCTGAGCTCGACCCGGGTCACCTCGCCCTGGGTGGCGCGCTCGATCGCCGCGGCCCGTTCGGGTGGCACCGGGACCCGCCCGAGCACCCACTGCGAAATGATGCCCTGGGTCACCCCCAGGCGATCAGCCAGCTCCTGCTGGGTGGTGGTCGTCAGATAGTCGTGTAGGTTCATGGCGGCCATTGTCGCAATACCGTGACTATTTGGCAACACCCAGGAAAATTATTAGAAAGCCTATTGACACATACCTACACTTGCCTGACAATTCGTACATCAACAACGCACCAGGAAACGCAATGACCAAGTTTGAAATTCTGAAGGACGCCGCGGCGCTGGTCGGTATCACCGTTGGCGTCATCGCCCCGATCGCCATCTACGGTTACCTGATCCTCGGCGTCATCCTCCGCCTTCCTCACTAAGGAGCAACAGCATGAAGACCTACCGCATCGACGCCGTCCCGCCCAAGCTGCTCGAGCCGCTCGTCCAGGTGCTGACCCTGGTCGGCGCCGGCGTCGGCCCGACCACCGCTTGCGCCTTCGTGTCCAACCAGTCCGTGAACCACGTCGGCTACGCCTCGCTGCTCGACGCCTACAACCTCGCCGCGAAAGGAGTCTGAAATGGAATTGCCCAACACCTACCAGGACTGGTCGCAGGAAGACAAGGACCGTGCCCGGCACCTGCTGGCCAAGGCCTCGGGGTGCCTCACCGTGCTGCTCCACCTGCACCCGTACCTGACCAACGTCGAGACCCTGGTCGACGATATCGACACCGCGCTCGGCATCAAGCCGGTCGCACTCGAGGTGGCTGCGTGAAGACCCTATCCCCGCGAGTTCGACGCCGGGGTCCGCGCCGAGGCGGCCATCATTCGCGCCAGGGACAAACAATGATCGCCGATCGCGTCGTTGCCGCGGCGCTGACCCTCGCCGCCATTGCGCTGCTCGTGCTCCACCTCACTGGACTCTGACTATGAAACCACCCATCTCCATCCTGGATCCGCGCTTTGTCTATCGCAACTCGGCGTCGACCGACGTCGGCGCCACCTTCGCCCGGGTCCGCGACCGGCTGCGCGCCCAGGCCGATCACGAGCAGTTCATCGCCGACCTGGTCAACCGCGAGCTGGAGCTCGCCCAGGTGATCGTCGCCCATGTCAATGCAAGAACTAGACAATTGTTGCCTTGACATGAAAACCAACTACCAGGTGCCGTGGGAGCTCGATCTTGAGCACGATGAATTGATCCGGCTGCGCAAGCGCTCCGGGTTCAAGGTCAAGTCCGAGCGCATCCACACCTACTTCGACTACCCGCCGATCCCCATTCGCTCGATGGACTGGTCCGCCTACCGCGACGGCTACGAGCCGGGATGTCTGATCGGCCGCGGCCCGACCAAGGATGCGGCCATCGAAGACCTGTTGCAGCAGGAATACGACAATGGTTAAATATATTAGAAAAACTATTGACACTTTTCTACGCTGCGGTGATAATTCAGACATCAACAACGCAGTACCAACCGGAGAAACAAATGAAGACAGCGCCGAAATTTGTAGCACAAAACACAGTGACCGGCCTCTATTGGGATGGTCAATGGTTCAACGCGGCAAAGGGAAGCAGTAGCATTCGTTATTTGACCCAGCGCCAGTTTGCGGCAGCGAGGGCGGTCTGCCCGGACGCTCTCAAGGTTTCGGTGTCGGAACCGATGCCAGCGGCACCAGTCCCCATCGCGAGCAAGACTAGTGATGACCTGCAAACGGTGGAATACATCAAGTCAATTAACGCAATTCGCCGCCAAGTCTACATGGACAAATTGCACCAGTACCGCAAGGCCAGTCCATTTTATATTTGAGCGGCCGTATCTCAGCCGCAACCGAGTCCGCCATACGCATGGTCGACAAAGGCTCCACGATCAGCGCAGCCGCACGCAAATGCGGCCTGGTTGCTGGGCGGAAAAGGGAACCAGCATGAGCCACTACGAATACCTGTCCGCCGCCGAGGAGAACGCGATGGACCCTGGTGTCAGCGAAGAGATGAACGACCGCGCCCGTGCGGCCATGATCGAAATGTGCAACACCGACGACGGCAACAAGCTTCGCACCGGCTGGTTGGAATTCTGCGATGAGTGCAGGCCCTGCACCGCCGAGCAGTTCATCGATGGTCTCCGCTCAGTCGGGCATGAGTGGTGGGAGGAAGCAGTTCAAGATCAATGGAACGAACTCTATGAGGCAACCGAATGAAAACTTACCGCATCACCGTCACCGAGATCGGTGGCAACGACGGCAGTGTCGTCGGCAATGAGACGACAACCACCGACGTCTTCACCCAGGTGGTGCCCGAGGCCGACTTCAACCTGCGCGGGGTCATCTCGGCCGTCAACAGCAAGCCCCGCGTCCGCAACCGCAAGCCCAAGGCCGAGGCCCCGAAATGACCCACGATGAAAAGCTGGCTACCATCCGCGCCATGAAGTCTTTAGGCGGCGGCTTTGTCAGTGCGCTGGCCGAGGCCTGGTTACGCGCCGACGAAGACAACAGCAAGCGCATCCAGGATGCCTTCCCAGACTACGTCGCCAAGTACCGCGCGCTGTCGCTCAAGTATGCGGTAGCACCATGAACGACCGCGAGCATGAAGTGGCGCGGCAGATCCACCTCGCCCAGGCCCAGGAACTGCACCGCCAGCAGCACGGCAGCCCCGTGCGCCTGCGCCGCGACTGCGCCAGCCGGGTCAAGGATGAATTGAGCTTCCGGCTCGAGATCGGCGACCTGGATATCAGCCGCGACTGCTGCGACTGGCTCAACGTCGAGCACCCCGAGGCGCTGGCCCAGATCATGAACCCCGGCGAGCTCAGCCATAAAGAGGTGATCGATCGCTGGCGCGCGCGCTGGATCGATGCGGTCATCGCCGGCGAGGGCTGGGGCACCATCGACATCCGCTACCACCTGGGAGTCGAGTGATGTCCGCGGAACTCGCCCGCCGGCGGCTGATCGCCGCCGAGCTCGGCAAACTCAACCAGCTACTCAAGGAAAAAGCATGACCCAACAGCAAGCCGAAGTCGGTAAGGAAGAGTACGAAACCCCACCAAGGATCGCCCTCGGCAGCAAAACTGCGCCGCCGCCCCCCACCGGGCTGGAACTGCTGCGCCAGCCGTTCCCGGCGCACCAGATCTCCAAGCTGCCCAAGGGCACCAAAGCCCAGAATGAATGCGCGCCCAACCTCAAGCGCCGGTGCGAGGTATGCGGCGGCTGGCACCACCCGGACGTGATCCACCTGGACTACGTCGGCCATGCAGCACTGACCGATCGCCTGCTCGAGGCCGACCAGGCTTGGTCCTGGGACCCGCTGGCGCTGGGCGAGGATGGCCTGCCGCAGTTCGATGCCCGCGGCGGTCTGTGGATCCGGCTGACGGTGTGCGGCGTCACCCGGCTGGGCTACGGCAACGCCGAGAACAAGTCGTACATGGACGTCGGCGCCCGGGAAAAGGAGGCGATCGGCGATGCCTTGAGAAACGCCGGAATGCGCTTCGGTTGTGCGCTGGAGCTCTGGCACAAGGGCCAGCTGCACCTGGATGACGATAAGCCAGACGACAAGCCACCGGAACGCCCCCGCGGCGACAGTGAACCGCCCAAGGGCAGCGCGCGCAACGTCACCGAGGACGCATTCAACGCCCTCGACGCTGGGGCCAAAGAGGTGCTCGAGCGCAAGGCGCAGGACGTGGTCGCGGCCTATGCCATGCACGGCATCGTCAAGGCGGTCGACGTTTTCCAGGAGTTCAACTTCGATGTCGAAGACAAACTGGCGATCTGGTTCCTGTTCGACTCCGAATTCCGTTCGTCCATCAAGCGTGAGGAAATTCGCCGGCGTACGCTGGCAGAAAGGGACCCAGTATGAGCGTCAACCTCTGTACCTTTATCGGCAACGCCGGGTCGGACCCGGTCGCCAAGTACCTCCCGGACGGCACCGCGGTGACCAACTTCAACATCGCCTGCAACGAGCAATGGAAGGACAAGTCCGGCACCAAGCAGGAGAAAACCGAGTGGGTCCGGCTGAACCTCTACGGCAAGGTGGCCGAGGTTGCGATCAAGTACGTCCACAAGGGCTCTCAGATCTACGTCAGCGGCAAGATGCAGACCAGAGAGTGGGAAAAGGACGGCGTCAAGCATTACACGACCGAGATCAACGTGCGTGAGCTGAAGCTGCTCGGCGCGCCGCCGGCAGAGCACGCCACGACAAGCGCGCCGGTCAAGGCCGCCGATCCATTCGACCAAGATATCCCTTTCTAGGAGCGCGACCATGAACGAACAAACCCATACCCCAGCCCCCTGGCGCCTGCTGCACAACCCCCGCGGCAAGGGCGGGCGCATCGTCGGCGCGCGCAACCGCACGGTGTGCTTCCTGCCGGTGATCGGCCGTAACGGCTCGGCCGACGCGCTGCTGATCCTCGACGCGCCGGCGCTGCAGGCCAGAAACGAAGCACTCGCCGAGCGGCTCGAGGCGCTCGAGAGTGACGTTGCCTGGCAGCAGGCGATCGCCAGGTTACAGGCCGGCCAGGGCCAGCCGTTTGACCAGGACGCCGAGTGGGCGCACGAAGCAGCCTGCCATGGCTAGCGACGAAGCGATCGAGCGGCGCATGCACGAGCTCCGCGCCATCGCCCCGCAGTACGCCAGGGCCAAGGCCCAGGTTGGTTACTTGGAGGAGTTCAAAAAGTCGAAGCTGGCGATGCTCATGAAAGCGGCGGAGGCGCATGGCGCCACCAGCGCCGCGGCGCAGGAACGCGACGCCCGTTGCCACCCCGACTACCTCACCCTGCTGGAGGGGCTCAGGGAGGCCACAGAACGCGCCGAGGCGCTGCGCTGGGAGCTGCAGCTGTCCACCATCCACGCCGAGGTCTGGCGCACGCAGGAGGCCTCCAAGCGAGCCGAGAGGCGTGGTTATGGAACGTGACAAAGACCCCGAGTACCGCAACCGCAAGTTACTCGACCTGGCCCACCGGCTGGATACGGTCTGTGGCAACTGCGGCGCGATCGGCCCCTGCGAACCGGCCCACAGCAACATGTCGGTCCACGGCAAGGGCGCGATGCGCAAGGCGCACGACTGCTTCTGCGCGCACTTGTGCAGCGCCTGCCACCGCTGGCTCGATCAGGGCACCGGGCGCGACCCGACCAGCATCTATACCAGCGAGCGCGCCGACAAGCAGATGATGTTCCGGCGGGCGATGGACGTGACACTACTACGCCTCTGGCGCGAAGGGCTGATACAGGTGAAACCATGAAACTACCCGCCGCAATGACCAAACCACAATGGGCCGCGTTTGACGAGGCACTTGAGAAAACCGGGCCGAGTTGGGACATCCAGGGCCAGCTGGCGCTGCTCTTCGTCGCCGGTATCGCCTACGGCCGGGCTGAACTGGAACCGCAGGTCGTCCGCTTGCAGGCGGCGATCGATGAGTTGGTCGCGGCCCGCAACGAGTGGGCACATTCCGAGGATGACGCCGAGGACGAGCGGGTGAACATCGCCTTTTCGGTGGCGCGCGGCCTGGCCACCCACAAGAAGCCGACATGATCACCGCGGCCCAACAGCAGGCCTTCGAGGCCTGGTTCGAGACCCGCAACGAGGCGCAATTTACCCGGCGCTCGATGTGCGACGCGTTCGCCGCCGGCAGCGACTATCAGCACGCGATCGACGCCCAGTTCATCCTGCCGCTCGAGCCCACCTGCCGGCCAGAAGACCTGCTGTGGGACAAGATCGCGGTGGCCGACTACCTGCACTACGCACCGCGCACGCTCGAGCGGGTCGGCAAGAAACCTGGCTTCCCGCACCCGGCGCGGCCCGGCAAGCCGCTGCTCTGGCGGGCGGGGGACATCATCGACTGGGTCAACGCATATGTAGCCGCGGGATCGGCGCCCAGCCGAAAAGCAAGCTCAGCAGCATTATCACCACAAACAGCGCCAGCAGCACCTTCGCCACCACCGCAAACGGCGCCGGCAGTGGAATTTGCCCCACCAGCCAGTACAGCAGATACGCCACCAGGCCCATCACGATCACCGTCACCAGCAACGACACCAGACTTTCCATGACACCTCCTAGAGGAGACTGCTATGCCTAAAAAAGCACCGCCCAATTATCGTCGATGGCAGACGCCTGGCCAGATCGGCGCCTTCTATCGCAACAACCCCAGCTTTGGTAGCTCTGCCCTGCCGCCGATGGCGATCAAGGCCTCGATGGACGGTGCCGTCGTGCATGTGGTTAGTACCCCGCTTCATCCTTCCGGGGCCACAACTCAGAATAGTCCAGCAGACTTATCCCCCCCGCCGCCGGAAGACCCTGGTAGCCATTCTTAGCCACATAGTCGAGCAGCTTTTGCCAACCCCCCTGCTGCCCGACGATGTCGCGCAGTTTGTACAGGTCCTCGCGGCCGACAAACTGCGGGTTCGCCGCCTGGAAGGCGCGATCGGCGGCGTTAGTCGCCGCCACCTCCAGGTTGGTCCCGCCATGCGCGTCGAGCCGGCTGACCAGGTTGGGGATCGCCAGCACCTCGGCTTGACCGGCAGCCCGTCGAGCGGCGTTGTCCGAGGTGCCGGTCAACACCTTGACCAACTCCTTGGTCATCTTGCCGGTGCCCTGCTGTTCGTCCCAGGGTACGCCAGAAAAGGCGCTGTTCCAGGTCGCCGCCTCGCCGGTAGCGCCAGGGTAATTGGGCAGCACCGACTCGACCTTCGCCTGCACGTCCGCCCCAGGCATCCGGGGATGGAACTTGCCGGCCATAATTCCGGTTGGATCCTCGAGCACGTCGAGCCCGGTCGCGCGCAGGTCACCAAGCAGGCTTTGGCGCATTGCATTGACGTGCTCGTCAAAGGCCTGCCCGCCGGCAGAGCCCTTCGGGGCCTGGATGATCGCGCCGGTCTTCTCGGCGATGGTGGCGCCCTTGGTCGACGGCACCAGGATGCGGTAGCCGCCCCCGCTCTGCGCGTTCATGCCCGAGCGGATGAACTCCAGCGCGTTGATCGCCTGTTCGTTCATCGGATCGATCACCCCACCCTCACCCAGCGCCACCAACGGGCGGGGCAGCGCTGACAGGTTGCGCTGCACTGGTAGGCCGCCACCCGGATCCCAGTGCCCGACCGCCTTCTCGGTCGGCAGCGAGTATTGCTGCATCGACTCGTAATATGGGTCACGCTCGGGCAGGTTGGCTAGCCGCTGCTGGGCATAGGCATCGTTCAGCGCCTGGTCCTGGGCCAGCCCCTTGAAGTGGAAAACGTCCTCGCCCGGGGTGACCTCGTACGACACCGTCGCCGCGTTGCGCTTGACCGCATCGTCGATGCCGAGCATGGCGTCCTTCCACAACTCCTCGTCCGACTTGAGCTCCGGCACTTTCGGTTTGGCCTTGCCGGTGCCCTTATACCCGCCGGCCTTCTCCCACGCCGCAACCTTGGCCTCGGCCGTCGCGATCCCCGCCAGGTTTTTCGCCTTCTCGGTATCGAACCCCTGGGTGCCCCAGGTTGCGGCCTGCGCGCGCGGCACCGTCCACGGCATCTCGTTGGGGCCGAATTCACCGTACGCCGGCATCGGCACGTTGCGCGCCCCGGCGCGGTCGGCCAGCAGCAGGTTCTCGCCGTGCAGGAAGTTATGCTCCTGCGGCGAAAAGCCACGGCTGAACTCCTTCCCGCCGATGCCGGGATATTGAAACACCCGCCCGTGGCGGATGTCGTTGGCGGTCTTCCACAGAATGTTCATCGGGATGGTCGGGTCCTTGCCCATCGCGTAGGGGGTGGTCTTCGGCCCCAGCTGGACCAGCTCCGGGAAAAACTTGTAGGTGCCGTCGGGCTGCAGCTGGTAGGCGTTTTTCACCGCGTCCATCTGGTCGCCGGTGCGCGCCTGGCGGTCCAGCCCGGTAAGCATCTTGGCGTTGTGCTGCTTCAGGAAAAAGTTGGTCTCCTGCAGCGGATCGGCCTGCGCCGAATACACCGAGCCGCCACGAGCGAATAGCGATGACTTGATGCCCTCGGGGCCCAGCGCCGACATGCTCGGGTGGTAGCCGGTGACGCTCGACACTGCATCCTTGGCGCGGTCATACCACGGTGCGTTCTCGACCCCGCGCACCAGCATCTGGTCGGCACCGCGGCGCATGGTGCCGAGCTGGGCCGGCGAGTCGACCCAGTCCGGCGCGCCGATATACTTGCCGCTTGGGTCCTGCTTGAGATGGGCGCCGCGCTTGGCGATCGCCAGCCCCGCGGCCTCGTCAGTGACCGGATCGAAGACGCTGCCCACCGGGCCCTTGTTGATGTTCGACGCCGCGCGCTTGCCGGTTCGCGCGGGCGGAGCTTCTGGGGTGGCCGCTGGCTCCGGCGAGACCGGCACGTCACCCTTCGGCGGCTTGGGTGGTTTGCCCCCGCCCTTGCCGCGCGGCACCACGGTCAACAGCCCCGGCTCGCGCAGTGCGCTGCCCAGCGGCACCAGGCTGCGCAGCGTCTGGCCGGCGGTGGTCAGGCCTTGCTCGCCCAGGTTGAGCAAGCCGCCCCTCACCGCCCCCGCCGCGGCCTTGCCGGCCTTGATCGCCCCACCGGGGGCCGCGCCACCGATAAAGGTGCCCACCGTTTCTGCCGTCGACGGCTCGCGCGGGTTGAACACCCCGGCATTGATCAGCTGCTGGCGCCACCATTCTGAGCCGCCGGGGAGCTGCTCCGAGGGGATCATGTTCTGGCGGATGTCCTGGGGCATCAGCACCGTGCTGATATCGCCCTGGGCGCCGAGGATGTCCATCAGGCCCCCGAGGCCGGTCTTGGTGATCCCCAGCGCATTGCCCACTAGGTCGTCATAGGCCTTGGCCCGCCGGCGCTGCTTCTCCTCGTCGGTGTAGGGCACCATCCGCCGGTCGCGTTCTGCCTTGGTCAGCATTGCCATGTCATCTCCTCAACTGCTTCAGGGTCCGGCCCTGCTCCTCGATCGCCTGCTCGATACGCTCGATACGCTGGTCGCGCTGTTTCGCATCCTGGCGCTGCGTTTCCCGATGTTGCGCCTCTTCCAGCGCCTGCACCCGGCCGTCGAGCTTCACCGCATACCAGACCACACCCGCTACCACCACCGCGATCGCCACCAGCGCCTCCACCATCAGCAAGAGGTTGTGGCCCGTCTTCGGCGTGGGTTCGGTCATGCCTCATTGTGGCCGGATCTGCTCTATCAGGTCCTGCATCGCCTTGCGCGTTTCGGGGTCCTTCTCGGTGGTCGAGGTCACCGCCAGCCGCGCCAGATGTTGTTGAATGCGCGAGTCGGGGATGGTGGTCGACTGCGCCGCCCAGTTGACGAACTTCGGGTTGGTGAACAACTTGGCGCCGGCCCAGGTCATCACCGGCGCAGCAAACACACTGCCGAGGGTCTTCAGCGAACCGCTGATGATCGCCTTACCGACCCCAGCGCCCAGCGCCAGCTGGCCCACCGCACCGCCGCTGCCCGAGGGGTTGGCCCACACCCCACCCTTTTCCTTGATCATCGCCGCGGCGTTGGCGATGTCGTCCAGCCCCTGGCGCACCTCCTTGGCGTTGGGGTAGGCCGAGAACAGCGCGTCGCGCGCCTCCGGCTTGAGCTTGTTCCAGTTGGTCAGGAAGGTCTGCGACGAGAACTTATTGCCGGTGGCGTCCTGGTTGCCCGGCGTCGCGCGCGACATCTCGTCGATCACTGTCGCCGCCACCTTGGCCCGCACGTCCTTGGGCAACGAGGCCATGGTCTGCCGGGTGACCGAGCCGGCCTGCCTGGCGGTGCCGGAGATCTGGCCGTAGGCGGCCTCGCCCGAGGTTTGCTTGTAGATCGGGTCGAGCACGTCCTCGATGATGCGCTGGGTCTCCTTGTAGAACTTGTCCGCGCGGGCCATGCGCGGCTCGGCGAAGGGCGGCGTGGTCTGCCCCAGCGACATCCGCAACAGCGCGTCGTTGTCGCGCGCGGCCTGCATCAGGTCCTGCTTGGAGCCGCCCAGGACCGCCTTCGCCGCGCCGGTGCTCTGGTCGGTCAAGAGCTCGTTGGCAGCCGGATAGGCCACCCCGCCTAGCCGCGACTTGAACGCGCGCAGCGCCGCGAACGGCACCCCGCCGGGTTGGCTGGGGGTGCCTGGGGTACCAGGGATGGTGATCATGAGCGGGTTGCCCCTGGCGTCGAGAATGCCCGAGGGCACTTGCCGCGTTGGGGTGGCCGGCGTGCCTGGTATCGGCGCCGCATCGGTCAGGTGCTGCTGGAAGACGGTGTTCAGCCGGCCGTACTCGGCGTTGCGCCCTGCGGTCGACGTCGGTGCGCCAGGGATCGCCCCGGTCACTGTGTTGTACGCGCCCTGCTGGTTGGTGATCGGGAAACGAGAACCAGGAATGATCGCCTGCTCGGCGCGGTTGAGCATGTTCTCTTCGATGTCCTGCTGCCGCTGGCGGTAGTCTTTGATCGCCGCCTGCGCCCCCCGGCCGGCGATGTCCGGCCCGCGCTCGACCGCCGACAGGTCGCCGAGGAGGCCCGCCCGTTCGCCCATCGCCGCCTGGGTCGCGACGGCGTTCTTGGCCATCACCCCCGCCGACAGCGGGGTGCGCGAGAACATTGACTCCAGCGCTTGCGGGGCGCGCTGGCCGGAGGCCAGGCCGAGCGATGGGTTGCTGATCCCGGCGCCGAGCAGGGTCTGCATCCGCTCGTTCATGGTCACCCGGCCTTCCTCGCCGCCGCGCGCCGCGCCGCGGATCGACGCCGGCACCGCCCAGCCTACGGTCTGTGGGGCGAACCCGGCCGCGACCGCCATTGCCGGGTTGTCCGGGAAGCGCTCGGCGGCGTACTGCGACGCCGCGCCCGAGGTGCCGGCCATGCCCACGTCGCGCGCGCCGGTGACCGCCAGGTTGGGCGTCGGCGGTGGCGTCGGTGGCACCGGCTTGTACGGCGCCGGGCCGAGCTCGGCCAGCCAGCGCCAGGCCGGGCCCCAGAGCTGACTGCCGATGGTGCCCTGGGCGTTGCGGTAACCGCCCACCGCCGAGCCGGCGGCCATGCCCGCGGCGTGCAGGTATCTCGAGATGGCGTCGTCAGGGCGGTTGACGTCGATCGCCTTGCCCATCCCGCCTTTGCGGATCAGGTCGGCGATCCACGCGCTCGAGCCGGGCACCTGCTCGCGCGGGGTCAGCTCGGGCAAGTCGGCGGCGGTAGTCGGTGGTAGTCCGAAGTCAGGCAGCTCGCGCTTGGCCACGCCGTAGGCGGCCTTGCCCAGGTCGATAACATTGGCCGCGGTGTCGACCGGTAGCCCGGGCAGCCCGGTGAACACCGCCTGGTTGAAGCCCTGGAACGGCGCCAGGCCGCGATCGACCAAGCCCGCTGGCGGGGTCGGCGCGACCTCCTTCTTGAGCCGCGCATAGAGGTTCATCAGCTCTTCGTTGGACAGCGCGGCAGGATCGATCTCGTCAGCCATGTCAGCCCCCCATGCCTTTGCGCCGCTTCAGGATCTCGTCCTCGGTCCTCTGGAACAGCTTGAGCGTTCCTGCCGGGTCCATCTTGCCCTCGACGGTCTTCGCTGGCGCTTCGCGTACCGCCCACTTCTTCATCGCCGGATCGGCGAACAGGCTCGGCTGCAGGTCGCGCCACTTCTCCTCCAGCGCGAACGGGTTGCCGGAACGGATCGCCTCGGCGTAGTTGGCGCTGTAAAACTTGGCCTTGGCGATCTCCTGGTTGTACTGCGCGCGGGCCATGTCGCGCGTGAACTGGTTGGCCTGCTCGGTATCGGTCAGCTGCGACTCGATCAGCGCCGCCCGGCCGGCATCGCCCTCGGTCTGCTGGCCCTTGTTGAGTACCATCTTGCGGTTAACCTCGGTCTGCACCTGTTTGTGAAAGATCTGCGAGTCGGTCACAAAGCTCTTCACCGCATCCGGCGCCATACCCATCCCGACCAGCACATTGCCGGCCAGCGCCGCAGTGGTGGTTCCCCACCCGGTACGGACGTCCTTGTTGTCGAGCACGTCGAGCGTTGCCTTGGAGCGCACGGCCGACTGCGCCGCGACTAGTGTTGGGCGATATTCGTTGGCAATGAAGTCGGTATTGGCCCCAGTCTGCGCGGTCTTCTGGATCTCCGGCGGGGCGGTCCGGGTCACCTCGGCCACCTTCTCCGCCACCGGGCCGGCAGCGACCCCGATGCGGCTGGGCTGCTGGTCGGCACTGCCTGGCACGTTCGGCAACGGTGGAGCTCCAGGCGCGATGTCGATCTTGAAACGACCCCCTGGGCGGCCGGCATTGACCCAGTCATTCCAGGCGCCGCCCACCTCGGGCGGCAGGTTGGGCGGTCCGTAGGCCGGGTTGGGCGGGCGCAGCGGCTGGGGTGCTTGCTGCGGTGCCTGCTGGGGTGGGGCCAGGAACGGGATCGCGTTCTGGGTGCCGATCGCGCGTTGGGCCTGCGGCGAGACCAGCACCGTTTCGCCAGGCTTGTCCTGGTTGCCGGTCGGCACCGGCACCGCCGGCGCGTACGGATCCTCACCGGACTTCTTCGCGCCGGCGAGGGTCTTCTCGATCTCGGCCTTGTTCTCGAGCCACCCCGGCACTTTGCGCGAAACGCCGCTGGCGTCGGTGATCATCCCCTCGGTCTGCATCGGCGCGGTATAGGTCGGCTGGCCGCCGACAAAGCGGGTCGCCCCGCCGGGGACGTTCTCGGTCTTGTAGCCGAGCATGTCGGCCAGGTTATGCGCCGCGGCGGTCCGCTTCGGGTTGGCGATATGCTGCATCAATTGTTCCGGCGTGGGCACATTGCCGGTGAAGCGCGGCTGGGGAGTCACCATCGAGCCCATGTACCCGCTCTGCTCGGGTTGCGACAGAGGCCGGCCGAGCACCGCGTTTGGGCTCGGGCTGAAGTCGTCCCGGCTGGCCATGCCATAAGCCTGCTGCGGGGCATCCTGGGGCATACCCGGCGCCGGCTGGAACTGGGCCGGGCCGGAGACCTGCGGGCCGAGCCCCTTGAACAGGTTGGCCATGTCGCGGTTGCCCTTGAACTCCTCGACCGCGTTGAGCAGGCTGATCATCGCCGCGGGGTCCTTCTGCTGCCGGGTCCGCTCCTGCTGCATCGCCTCCATGCCGAGCAAGCCGCCACGACCGAGGCCCTCCCACAAATTGCCGCGGTTGTTGGCCAAGAGGCCCATCGCCATCGTCGCCAGCCCGGTGCGCCAGGGCTCGGTCTGCGGCTTGTTGTACTGCTCGAGCGCTTTCTTGATCAGCTCGTCGACGTCCAGCTCAGCCATGATCGCTCCTTATTGGCCGTAGGCGCGCGGTCCGCCGGGGGCCTGCTTGCCGTAGGTCTGGGTGTACCAGTTGGCGTAATTGGCCGCCTGCCGGTTCCAGGGCGTGCCGTTGACATTGCCCCCGAGGATGCCCAGCAGGCCGGTCATCGACCCCGGATCGAGCGTCGACGGAGCGGTGTCCAGCCGGTAGCCGCCCGGGGTGCCGTGCCCGTAGCCATTGTCCGGCAAGGGAACATCAGCCCCGAGCGCCTTACGCATCATGTTCTGCTGCGCCGGCTGGGCGGCCTGCGGTGGCAGTCCCGGCGCTCGGCCAATTCCCTGGCCCATCGCCTGCGCCGGTATCGGTGGCGGGCCTGGCGGCATTCCGCCCGCACGTTGCTGCTGCCAGGCGTCAGCCTGCGGGTTGGCATAGAGCCCGCCGTACGGGTTGTCCGGCGAGTACTGCGGACGGTTTGCTGGTGGGGGCGGTCCCCCGCCATAACCGGGGATCTGGTAGTTGCCCTGGGGCAGGCTGTTGAGTCCACTAAACTGCTGCGGTTGCCCGTAGCCCATGCTCTTCAACTGGCCTGCGCCACCAGTTGTTCCACCCATTCCGCCGCCGCTCATCTCAATTCTCCTCAATATGCCTTCGGTGCCGGTGCCGGCGCTTGCTTCCCATACGTCTGTTGATACCAGTTGGCGTAGGCGGCTGCACTCGACGGGAAATTGCTGCCACCGAGGAACCCGAGCAGGCCGAGCATCGACCCCGGATCGGTGGTGCTGGGTGCGGTATCGAGCCGGTAACCGCCGGGTTCGCCCCACCCGTAGCCGTTGGACGGCAGTGAGACATCGCCGCCGGTCCCCGGCAGCATCGCCGGTCCCTGCTGGCGCTGCCAGGCATCCGCTTGCGGGTTGGAATACAGCCCGGCATACGGGTTGTTGGGCGAATACTCGCCCGGCGAGTAGGTCTTCTGCTGCGTCCCTCCGCCGGCCGGCACCTGCCAGGTCGGTGGGCCACTCCCACCCGAGAGGTTGATCACCCCACCGCCCTCCGGCACGTCGTAATACTGAGGAGGGCCGTCGTTCCCGCCGGCGCCGGCAGTCTGGTTCGGTGGGGGCGGGTTCTGTCCCGGCCCCGGGTTGAAGTTGTCCGGCGGGGGCTGAGTTCCTCCTGGGGACGATAGCTTCGGGATGACCGGGGCCGGCTGCCCGACCTGCTGCTGGCCAGGGTTGTAGCCCGAGAGACCGGCGTAGGCGCCGATGAACGGGTTGGTGGCGTGGGTCACCTGCGGCACATTGGAGCGCCCGTACTGGATCGCCTGGTTGAGCGGGTAGGGGTTGCCCATCGTGGTCCGGCTGAACGACCCCGGCACCCCGCTGGGCGGGTTGGGGTTACCCGTAGGCTGGATGCCGAATGGCTGGCCGCTCGAGCCGCCCGGGAACTGGTTGGCCAGCGCCGGGTTATTGCCGTAATACGACTGCATCTTGACCGGCGCATTGAGCCGTGGTGGCAGCGTCCCCTGGAACCAGGATGGCAGGTAATTCTGCGGCTGGATCGAGCCGAATAACGCTTGCCCGACTTGCTGGCCCATGCTCGGAAACAGCCCGGTGTAGTTGCCGTAGGTCTGCTTGAACGTCGGCGGCAACCAGGGACCGCCCTGCTGCCCACCCTTCCACGCCTCTGGCCGGTTGGGGTCTTTGTTGGTATCGGTCTTGTTGATGTCGCTGTTGACGCCACCCGAGACCATTTTGCCGCTGGTCGTATCGAAGGTGTACGGGTTACCTTCGTTGTCGTAGTAGGTGACTGTGTTAGCCATTATGCGTACCCCATCTGTTGCAGCATCAGTTTCCGGCGACGCTGCATCTCTGCATCATCGCCCCCCACGCCGGCCAGCGTCGGCGCATAGGGCCGAGCCTGATACGGCTGCTGCTGGCCGAGCAGCGACACCGAGGACGGCTGCTGCTGCGGAGCTCCGCCACCCGGTTGTCGCGCCATTACTTGCTGCTGCTGCGGCGGCGTGCCGGGGTCGAGCAGGCTCTTGGCAACGGTCCCGGTCATACCCGTCTTGGCCAGGCCCGAGCCCAGCTTGGTCAGGCCCTGCTTGCCAAAGCGGATGAAGCGCTCGTAGTCGGTAAGCTGGCTTGGCGCCGGCTGGCCCTCAGCAATATTGCCAAACAGCGACGACTCGGCGCTGCCCGGCTGCAGCAGGCTGCTGGTCACATTGGGCGCCTGGCTCATCGGCAGTTGCGAGCCCACCTCGCTCATCGGCAGCTGTGAGCTCACTTCAGGGGCCGTGCTCATCAAGCCCTGCTGGGCCACCGCCGTCCCGCCCTGGTCCATCGCCTGGGCCATCAGGATGTCGGCCTGGGATAGCGCGCCACCGCCCATCGCGGTGCCGGCCGCGGTCCCCACGGCACCCGACAGCGCCCCGGTGCCCAGCGCCGCCGCAGCGGTGCCCTCGCCCGCCGCCAGTCCGCCATAGACCAGCGCGGAGTCCGCGGCTGCGTTGGCGATCCACGCCGCCAGCGCTGCTTCTTCGATGCCGCTCATGTCGTCTCCTTACCCAAACATGCTCGCCGCCAGCAGTCCGCCACCGATCAGCGGGCCATACGGGCTGGCCTGGTAGTTGGTCTGCCCGGTCTGGGTATTCTGGCCGTAGTTGCCCGAGGCCCGCGACAGCGCGTTGCCGAAGATGTCCGCCTGCTGATACGGATACTGCTGCCACTGGTTGTAACTGTTGAGCTGCTGGTTGAGCATGTCCTGCTGGTACTGTCGCTGCGCGTCGCCGATACCGATCAGGTGCTGCGCATCGGACAGGTCGCTCTGGTGGCCCTGCAGCGCATTCTGGTAGGCCGCCATCTGCCGCTGCCGCTCCGCGTCCCAGGCCGACGTCGCCCGGTTGAGGTCGTTGGTCTGCGACTGCATACCGCGGTTGAGCGCGTTCTCGGCGATCCCCGAGTTCCGCGCATAGTCCGCCTGGCGGGTATCGTTGACCATCCCGATCGCCTGCTGCTCGAGCCCGGCGTTGCGTCCAATATCAGTGTTGTACAGTCCCGAGCTCCGGTCCCACTGGCCAAAGTCCATCTCCGAGCCCTGACGGGCCAGGTTCCTGGCCAGCGCGTCTTCGTTGCTCGCGATCTGGGCATCGTGCGCGCCGCCATGGAACGCGCCGGCACGGTTGTAGGCGCTGTCGGTCTGCGCTGCCGTGCCGCGCTGGTAGGCACCAACGGTGTCGTTCAACGAATTTTGCTTGAACTGCTGGTACTCGGGGCTGAACCCCCCGTACGGGTTGTAACTGTCGCGATAGGTGTTGGTCTGGATCTGCGGCGCTGCCTCGGCCAGCTGCCAGGGGTTGTACGCATTTTCGGTCTGCATCGTGGCGTAGGGGTTCTCGTAGCCACCCGATGCGGTGATCTGGTTCATCGCCTTGGCCGCGGCCATGTCCGGCGAGTCATTGCCGGCGATGTTCGCCATGTACTGCATGCCCCCAGCCTGGGCGTCGTTGATGGGGGCGATGGTCATCCCCTCATAGGGCTGGTACGTCTGCTGGGTGATCGCCCTCATGTTGTTGACGTAGTCGGCCCAGCTCTGCGCCGCATAGTCCGGCGGCTCGAAACGCGCCACCGTCGAACTGCCTCCACCACCCGATCCGCCACCCATGTCTTAGCTCCTCATAACTGTCGTTCGTAGCACACGCGCACTGGCTTGAATTTTCCGCGCAGGAACCGCTTCCAGCCCTCGCGCCCCGACATCCGTACCGTGCTGGTACCCGCCGCCTGCGCCAGCCCGTCGATGAATTCCACCGTCTCTCCGACAAACTGCTCCACTGCGGCGAAATGATCAAGCCCGCTGCGCGGTTCGCCGAAAAGCACCCACACGTGCAGGAACGGTTGGTTGGTGAACACGTCGCGCTTGGACTCGATCACCATGAACCCCCGATACTCGTCACCGTCCCAGGCCAGGTACAGGAAGGCCATCTTGGTCCGCAGGTAGGTGTAGATGTCTTCCGGTATCCAGGTCTCGCTGCCGACCTGGAGGACGCGCTCCAGCCCCGCCTTGACCCTGGTCCAGCAGGCTCGTAAATTTTCGGGGGCGATCATCTCGTACCTCATCCGGCCGACCCGGCAGTGACCGCACTGAGATCGGCGGCAGACGACACCACGTCCCAGATCCTGACGTTGCGGATCTGGCCCCCTATCGCCACCCCCACCCAGGGCGAGTAGCCGATGCTCACCAGACTCGCTCCCATGCTGCCCGAGAACGTGGTCCCGGCCACCGGCAGGCCACCACCCGTACACCGCTGCTGTCCCCCGCCCCAGGTCGCCGCCACCTTGCGGATGGCGGTGCTGGAGTCGGGCAGTCCGGTCTTGACCGCCAGCGTGGTGCCGTCGTACATGGCGATGCTGTCCGAGCCGTACCCGCCTTGGATCATCAGCGGCAGATGATAGGTCTCGCCAGTGACATACCCCCGCTGCTGCCAGGCGGTCTTCCACTTGGTCCTGACCTCGGCGTAGACGGTGCCGACGCCGGGGTTCATGTTGTTGCCGGGGAAGGACAGGATGTCGGTGCCACGGGTGGCGACGGCGTACTGGCAGGGGTAGGTGTAAGTATCGCTGCCGGTATCCATCACCGTCATCCCGTACAGATACCAGGCCGGTTGCCCACTGCCGCCATAGGTGTTGCCGTTCTCGGCAACGATCCAGGTCGACAGCGCAGTATTCGCCGCGACCCCGGACATCGCCACCCAGCAGAAGTACCACCCGCCCTTGAGGGGAATGATGCCCGAGCCACGCAGGGTGCCGGTGCCGCCGTTCATGTACGCTGCGGTGACCGTGCCGCTACCGGCGAGGGTATACCTCGCCAGGGCCTGGTCGGGGCCGAGGATATGCTGCACCTGGATGTTGTTGCGCTGGCCGGGGGCGGCGAACACGCCGAAGAACGAATTGGTGACCGCGAACGGCAGGGTGGCGCTGGTGTTCATGTAGTGCTGGGCACTGACCGCAGTCTCGACAAAAGCAGCCCCGTAATAGTCCCCGGTCGGACCTGGTGCGTTCTTGGTGACGACCGACATGCTCGACACATTGACCGTGCTGAAGTCCCACTCGATGCCCCAGCCGACGGTGGTCTGCGTATCCATCAGGATGCCACCCGGCCCCACCGTGTCGCAGACGATGGCGCTGGCCCCGTTGGGGGTGGTCAGCGGCACCGTCCCGGCGATCTCGTTGACGATGTTGCCGGTCATCGTATTGCCCAGCTTGACCCCGTAGCAGCGCACCCCGTCGACATTGGAATACTGATACGGCGCAACGCCCATACCGACACTCTGGTACTCGCCGGGGTTGGTGTTGGACTGCCCCGAGATCAACTCCATCTGCACGTTGCCGACCATGATGTCCGCCGACTGCGAATTGTTGACCCCACCACTATTGCCGCCATAGAGGCCGATGGCGAAGGAGGGTGCGGAGGCATAACTGCCGGTGACCAGGAACGAGTAGCGGACGGGACTGGTGTTGGTGATGGTGAAATTGTTGATCTGGTTGCTGAGGGCAATGACCAGCGTCACCGGGTTGCCCAGCGTCCACAGGTTGGCTGTCAGCCGATAGGCGGCGGTGCAGAGGGGGACGACGATGACCTGGTACATGCTCGACACCCCGACCGCGAGGTCGTTGCCACGGTTTAGTTGCACCCGAGTGGCCTGCGATCCGCCATAGTTCCAGGTCAGGATCGGTGCCGCCGAATTGAGGCCGACGTTGTACGCCGTCCACGGGGCGACGGTCAGGTTCTGACTGCTGCCGAGGATCATGTTCTCGACCCGCCTCGCGCCTGGGAACCGCGCCTCGTTCGGACGGCACTTACGCAGCACCATCTCCCAGTCGTGGACCGTGCCACCCTGGCCCGAGCAGGAAAAGGTCGGGGTCGGGCTGACCGCCTTGGTCGGCCACAACTGGTACATCAGCGGGTGGTCGAAGACCAGGTTCGCCGCTGGCGGCGGCTTGAACTGCGATCCCCAGTGCATGACCGAGTGCATCAGGCAAAGGCCGGTTGCATGACCCCAAACATCTGGGAACCATCACAGAAAAACGAGATGCCGTCGGTCATGTTTGCCCCGCTCGACAGTTGCGGTTTCAGTCCGTTGGGGAACCGGTAGGCAGCAGCCCAGGTCAGGGTGAAATTGTTGGGCACGATCAGCAGCAGATAGGTCTTCCCCGCCACCATGTTGGTCGGCATCGCCATCGTGCGGTTGCCGCCGAGACTGAGCCAGCCGGTGGGCAACAGTCCCACGTCCCAGTTGATGGTCGCAGCGTCGGCCACTTGCCCATAGGCCGGACGGTCGGCCAGGATGTACCAGTAGTTCAGGTTGGTCGGCACCGTCCCGACCGGAACTGCCCCCGGCCCAGCCACGGACTGCACCCCGCCATAGAACACCACGTCGTTGAAGACGTACTGGGTCGATGCGTTCCACAGTCCCCGGTGGTTCATCCACGGTGGCACTTGCCACTGCATCCCGCCCGAGATACCGAGCAGGACGTTGCCGATGTTCGGATAGCCCAGTCGGGAGGGGACGCCACCGGCAGTGGCGACGATCATGTCGCCCTGGGTGGTCATCGGGTTCAGCACCAGCGTCCCCGAGCCGGGGATGTTCACCGTCGAAGAGCCACCCGGCACATTCTGGATCGCCACCGTGCCGCCGCCAGTGATCGACAGGTTGGTCCCGCCCAGGTAGAAGTAGCGGTCGCCGCCGTTGTCGACCGCCAACTCCAGTGATGAAGTATCGACCGTGTACGCCTGCCGGGTCCACACCTTGAGGTTGAAGGCGGCGGCGGTCGAGCGGATGCCAATGCCCTTCGTATCATAGATGCGGAATTTCTCGGTCCCGACCGTGGCGAACACCATATCCGCCGCCGCCCCATTGGAGATCAGCAACTGCCCCCCGGTGTTGTACAACGCACCTTGGTTGGCAACGTTCAGCCCACTGGCGGCAAACGCCGTCCCATACTTGATGAGGCAGAGATAACTGGCGGCATTCCCGGCATAGACTTGGGCGTAGGCAGTAGCGCCAGCACTCGCGTTCTCGGCGCCGACATCGGTGATCCCGTTCAGCGAATAGATGTTGGCGAGGCGGACATTGGTGCCGCTGACGGTATAGACCAGGCTGGCCGCACCCGTGAGCAGGTTGCCTGCGCTGCCATAGCCGACATAGGTCGCGGTCAGTCCGCCACCGGCCCCCGTGGCCCCGGTGACCCCGGTCGCTCCGATGCTGCCGGTCGAGCCGGTGGCCCCAGCCGTCCCTGCCCCGGTTGCTCCCGTCGGCCCGGTATTGCCCGACCCCGTCGCCCCGGTGACCCCGGTGTTGCCAGCGATCCCCGCGCCGGTCGATCCCGTATTCCCGGCCACCCCGGTGTTGCCGGTGGCCCCGGTATTGCCTGCGCCCGTAGCGCCCGTGTTGCCGGTGCCGCCGGTGGCTCCGGTCGATCCGGTCCTGCCGGTGGCCCCCGTGACCCCTGCTCCGGTAGCGCCGGTATTCCCGGCCACACCCGTCGGCCCCACCACGCCAGTGGCCCCAGTCTGTCCTGCCCCAGTAGCGCCGGTCACGCCGGTGGCCCCCGCCAGCCCCACCCCGGTGGCACCGGTCCCGCCGGTAGCCCCGGCCAGCCCCGCGCCAGTCGCACCGGTCACTCCGGTATTGCCGACACTGCCCGTGCCGCCCGTGCCCCCGGTCGCGCCAGCGATCCCGGCACCAGTCGCTCCGGTGCCGCCCACCGCACCCGTGCCGCCAGTCGCGCCGGTTACGCCGGTATTGCCTGCCCCGGTCGCACCGGTCGCACCCGCCGTTCCGGCCCCGGTGGCCCCGGTCGCACCCGCCGTTCCGGCCCCGGTGGCCCCGGTCGCACCCGCAACACCCACACCAGTGGATCCCGTCGCACCCGTCGCCCCGGTCCCGCCCGTCAGGCCCCCACCGGGACCGGTCGGCCCCAGCAGCCCCGTGGCACCGGTCGCGCCAGTTACGCCCCCAGAAGGCCCGGTACTGCCGGTGGCACCGGTTCTGCCCGTGGCCCCGGTTACCCCCGCCCCGGTCGCGCCAGTGGGGCCAGTAGCCCCCGGCGGTCCTGCCGCTCCGGTGCCGCCGATGATCCCCGCCGCGCTGATCAGCCAGTTAACACCGTCGCTGACCAGCAGCGCCCACGACCCTGCGGTGGCAATGCAGATCGCGGTCCCCGGCGGTCCCCCGGCGAGGCCCACCACATTGGCGCTGGCCGACACCACGGCGTTGTTGGTATAGGTGCGGAAGTACAACTCCCGGCCCTGACTCTCGACCGCCGGGGGCAGCACATAGGTCATCGTCCCGCCCCGGTTCGCCAGCAGGAAGTAGTCGTCGAGCAGCACGGTATAGGTTGGCGTCGCCCCCTGCACCGTGAGGTTGCGGTTGACCCACCCCCCTTGCGCGGGGGCCATGCCCAGGGTGCGCTCGATGGCCGTCACCCGGCCCATGTTGATGCGGAACTGGTCCCACAACGCCTGGTGCAGCCTGCGGTCCCACTCAGTCGCGTCTTTCGACAGCGGCGGCAGGGCGATGCTGTCGGTGTACTTGGCTGAACTCACCGCTCACCGGCAGGGGTCAGTTTGGGCACGATGTCGACGATGCCAACCGTGGCATTGATCGCCTGGTTGTGGATGTCCAGCCGGAACGAGAAAAACTCGTAGCTGCTGGCGGTCACCACCTGGTTGGGGTTGCCGCCCAGGGTATCGAAACGGTACTTGCTGTTGTAGTTGGCGGTGCCGATCTGCCGCCCCTGGCCCGGAGACGGACTGCCGTACCAGGTCAGTTCCAGCGTCGGCGGCACCGTCACCGGGTTCTGCGGGGCCAGCGGCATGATCGGGGTCACCCGCGACAGCGTCGACAACCTGTCCGGTTGCCCGACATAGCCGGTGATCATGTACGAATTGCCCCACTGCTCCTTGTTGCGGTTCTTGGTCGCCCCGTTGACGATATAGCCGATGTCGACATTAACCGCCTCCGGGTTGGTCTGGATCTGCTCCTGGCCGTTAGTGACCCCGATGACCTGGTTGGTCCGAAAGTGGATGGTATTGGTCCGGCAGGGGATGGCCTGGGCGGTCATCGTCGTACTCAGCGCACCCCACTTGTCGAGCCGGTAGTTCCAGCCCAGCATTTTGGTGAACCCGCACATATAGACCAGGTCGCCGGTACGGAAGTGGCCCAGCAACAACGGGTACTGTCCGGCGTTGTTGCCGACGAACATGTAATTCGCCGCCAGCCACCTTCTGATGCCGGTGGTGATCGAGCGCGGCCGGGTGCCGTCGTAGAGGAAGATATCCTCATCGCCGACGAACACGATGCCCTGGTCGATGGTGGTGAACGAGCGCGGCCCGATGCAGCCGATGTTGTCGGAAATGCGCTCGAAGTCCCAGATGGGCGAATTCGGACCCGCGCCGACGTATCTTCCCCGGTACATCGAGTGGCCCTTGAACACCACGATCCCGTTCTGGAATTCGGTCACCGCAGTGATCCCGCCGGGAGTGTCCACAAACTGCGCGAACGAGCATTGGGTGACCTGGGGGTTGATGCGCCAGTCGGTGTGGTCGCCGATGGCCGACCAGGCCAGGATGTCCCGAGCGCCGGTGACGGTCGAGAAGTTGCCCACATCGCCCAGGAACACGAAATTATTGGCGACGCAGCACACCCTGGCCCCCGGCGCGGCGGTCCACACCGGGTTGCCCAGATCCGAGAACAGCGTCCCCCCGGAGAGGTCCAGCGCACTGCGTTTCTGCGCCGTCACCCCTCTATTGCAGGCGACGATGATGTCGCCGAAAGCGCAGAAGTCGAAGAAGCCGTAGGCATCTTCAGGGTACTGGTACGGCAACGTGCCCAGCGCGTAGTCCCCAGGGCGGGAGACGTTGACAAAGCCGTTGCCGCCACTGAGGTCGGGCACACTGATCCGTTTGTTGGTGCCGACCAGCAGGATGCCGCCGGGGATCGAGTTCCAGCGACTGCCAAAGTAGGCATTGGGGAAAGTCTCCCCGGCGATCGGCACATAGACATAGCCGTTGGGGTCCGGCCCGAAGGTGCACTCCGAATGCACCGTGTAATAGCCGCCGTTGGGTTCCGGCAGCATCTCGCTGACCAGGGTCAGGATCCCCGGTGTACGGGGGTCGAGGTCTGGCCGCCAGTCAAGCATCCCAGCTCCGCAGCCGGCCGCTCCGGGTGCTCTCCTGGGTCTGCCGCTGCATGTCCTGCAAGAGGTCGCGCTCTTGTTTGTCGAGCATTGACGCCCAGCCCATGGTGTCCTGCGAGGTCGGCATGAACTGCCCCACCAGCAGCTTTTTCGCGCGGGTGCGGATCAGCTCCTCGGCCTCCTTGGTCCACATGTTTTCCACTGCAGAGCCGGTGGTCTCGGCCGGCACCGTGAACAGGTAATACTGCGCCAGCGGGTAAGCCTGGTTGGGGCACGGGTAGAGCCGGAACGACTTGCCGTAGTGCGCAAACCAGGCCGGCTGGCCGCGGTCGCTGGCCTTGATGCCCAGCTGATCGATGTCCTCCGGCGCCACCAACTCGAGCTCGGTCTCAGCGCTGTTGACCAGCATGATCAGCCGGTCGAGCTTGACCAGATCGGTCGGCCAGTTATAGAGATCGGTGCCGGCGATGGTCACCGCCATCGACTTTTTCTCGTTGAACCAGAACCTGAACCGCTGATAGTGCGCGATCGCGTCGTTGATGTAGTCATCGACCACGCTGGCAATATCATCCCGGTGAAGCTCCGAAATAATGCGTGCTTCCATTGCAGCAAAGGTGCTCATGGCGCCTCCAAAACACTGCCAGCGCCCTAAACCACAGAGCGCCGGCAGTCACCCGGATCAGAGGTCGTTGTTGGGCACGAAGGCGATCATGATGATCCCCGTTCCCGTCGTCGGCGCTCCGGTGATGCCAGCCAGGTTGGCCTGGATCTTGGTATCGACCGCGACCACCGGGCTGATGTTGACGCCCTCGTCCAGCGGCACCTGGCCCAGCGCCGCCACCGACAGCGCCGTGCCAAAGTTATCTTGGCCCGGATCGGTCGAGGCGCCAATGTTGATCGCGTTGGCGGTGCCGTTGAAGATCTGCGTCACGAACACCCCCGAGGCCGAATAAACGATCAGCGACCCGGCGGGGATGGTCCCGACATCGACCACGCCACCCTTCAGCGTGTAGTCAATTCCACGGCGCAGGTAATGCACCATCTGCTGGTGAAAA